CTTCACGCGCCGAGCCACCACGCCCAGTTGGGCGCGAACGTCAGGGGTGGTCGCAGCAGCCCGGATGAACTCACGAGAGACCTCGACCTTGCGGGCCATCAGCCGGACAGCTTCTGCACCGCGGCCCGAATGTAACCGTCCACGATGAAACCGCCAGGCTGCCGGCCAGGCTCACCGATCACCTCGTAATCGACGCCCGCGATCGTCACCGACGACGCCGCATCCAGCGGCGCATCGAGAGGCAGGAACAGGGTGTAGCCCCACACCTGCTGCTCACGCGCATCCGTCGACTCCGACGATGTGCCGATCTCGTACCAGGCCGGCCAGTCCTCACTACGCGGCTCACCCACGACCGGGTTACCCAGATCGTCGTATCCGCCGGTCGCCTCGCCGGGCAGGTTCAGCGTCACCGTCTCGGTGAACAACATGCTCATCAGGGCCTCGGCGGAAGCGTGTAACGCGCCAGCACCTCACCCGACACCGGGTCATCATTCTGCGCCAGCGACAACGACCGGGCACCGATGTTCTCCTGCCGCACGATCCCCGCCTTGCCACGCTGCGCACGCTCAGCAACCACCGGCAACAGCTCCGGCGGACACTTCGCATACCCGTGCGTCAGGTCAACCTCGATAGCCTCCGGCCACCGGCCAACCGTGCGCCGCAGCACACCACTCGACTTCGACACGCGCCACCCGTCCAACACCCTGCCGTCCAGGTCACGCACCTCATCCACCGAGACGACGTGCAGGGACGGCAGCAGCGCCACCGCGCCACCACCCGTCTCCACCTCCACCGTCTCCGTGACAGTCGGAGCGATATGCCAGCCGGCCTCCGCACGAACCGCGCCAGCAGCACCAGCTACCACGTCCGGGAGGAAGGGCGCGCCAGGGTAGTCCCGCAGCGCCGTCTCATCCACCAACGGCTCATCCACCATGACGCGCCCTCCCTCCTACTTCTCGGACTTGCCGCCGGCCGGCTTCGCGGTCGCAGCAGGCTTGCGCGCCTTGTGCTGCACCTCGCCGCCATCCTTCTCGGACTGCTTCGGCGCGTCCTCGGGGCGATACCGCACCCCGTTGACCGTCACCATCTTCACCCCAGCGTCAGCCATGACGGATCACGCCCCAGTGAGAGTCGCGACGACGACCTCACGCGGCGCGTAGAAGAGCTGCCGACCGCGGAGCTCGGCCCGGACGTACACCATGTTTCGCTGGGCGTAGTCCTTGTGCTGGTTGAACGCCAGCACGTTGAGGGCCTCAAGCTGGAGGAAGTTGACCGAGTCGAACCGGCCGGCGAGCGCCGACCCTGCCGCGACACGGTTGGACGCCACCAGGGGGACGCCCCACGGCGTCGGGATCGGCCCCTGCTGGAGCGGGTTCCCGAGGAGGTAGTGGCCGTCCGTGCCCTTGAGGAGGCGCAGGCTCCACACGTCGGCGGGGTTCATGACGATGGCCTGCACGTTGGCGTTGCCGTTGTTCGCGGCGAACTTCTCCAGCGCACGGGCCAGGGTCGTGACCACGTCGGTGTCGAACGCCTGGGCGAGTGTGCCCGTGGTGTTCAGGATGCCCTGCGGCTCGGTGCCCGCGCCCGCGCCGTTGAGGAGCTTGTCCTCCACGACACCGAGGACGTGCTGCCGGATGCGGGACTCCATGAACGCCGCGAGGGCGCCATCGTCGGCGAGGGTCTGGTTGGTGATGTCGAAACCGTCGGCGTAGGTGTACGCCTTCGAGTCCTTCACCGCCGTGGTCACGTCCGACAGGGGCTTGAGCTCGCCCTCGGGGACGATCGCTGCGTTGTCGGTCTCGGCGATGATCTGGGCGTACTCGGAGTAGGCGACGTTCGTGGAGCCCGTGGTGACGAGGTCCAGGAACGTCAGCGGTTCGTCGACCGGCAGGTAGTTCCGGTAGCCGGGCTCACGGGTCGGGGCGATCTGCCCGGTGCCCGTCGTGATGGTGGCCTTGCGGCCGATGCCGAGCTCACCCAGCCCACCGAGGCCCTTGGCCTCGATGCGGATCGGGGTACCGGAGCCGAGCCCGGTCGGGTGCGCCTTCCGGAACTCCTGGAACGCGGGGGACTTGACGAACCGCTCGCCAATGCCGCCGCTCTTGGCGGCCTCGTCGGCCGGCTCGGGCTCGGTGACGGTCACGGACGCGAGGTCGGCGACGGTCCTCGCGGCCTTCTCGGCCCGCTCCGCACGGGCCACGAGGTCCTCGTGCTCGGCGGCCTTCGCCTCGATGTTGGTGGCCTCGTCGTCGGTCAGGTCGCGGCTCTCCGCCTTCGCCCTGTCCCCGATGGCCTGCATGTCCGCCTTCACGGAGGCGGCCTGCTCACGCAGAGTTGCCATGATGGTTCTCCTTCCTAGGAGAGGTTGGTGATTCGGGCGACCGCGAGAGCACGTCGCGGGGCCACGACCGGACCCTCAGCGGTGGACTTGGCCCCATCGGGCTCCTCGTCCACGGCCGGATCCTCCGTCGCCTGGCTCGGCTCGTCGGTCTTCTCCGTGCCGGGTGACACGGACGTCTTCTCTTCCTCCGGGTCCCCCTCGGACCCGGCAGCCTTGAGGACCGCGGTGAGCGCGTCACGCGCCTCCACCAGGCGGTCGTAGTTCTTCTGCGACAGCACACGGCCCGCCTTCGCGCCATCTGCCAGATGTCGCGCCTTCACCGCCAGGAGTTCCGTCTCCTGGTTCGCGCCGATCAGGCACGGCCCGACCTCGTGCACCTTGAGCTTCCGCAGCTCGTACACCTCGCGGCCGTCCTTCTCACCCCAGCCTGCGTCCTCGACGTCGTAGGCGAACGAGAACTGTGTGACGCGGCGGCCCTTGAGGAGCCGGTACACCTGCTGCGCCTTCGGGTTGTCCAGGTCCAGTTCAGCAGTCACCTGGAGTCCAGCGTCGGTTTCCTCGGCCTTGAGCACGCTGCCGATATGCGAGAACGGATCCGCCCAGTCGTGCGACCAGATCACCGGGATCGGGTCACCGGACGACTCCCACCGGGCCAGGTCCTCCTTGAACGCACCCGGCATCACCACGTCACCGACGCTGTCCTCGTTGCCGAACACCGAAACCACGGCCTTGAACTGGCCATCGTCCAGCCCGTCGGCGGGGCCAGCGGCCTTGACCTTCGCTGCGAAGTCCTTGGTCTGCATCGCCCCTCCTTGTGGGCCTTTCACGGAATGTTGATCTCGAGGCTGCACTGGCAGCCGGCGGTCTCGTCGGCGTCCCCCTCGACGGATCCGGGCCACGGCAGCCCGTTGCTGAAGTTCTCGTCGAGGCCGACCGTCTCCCCGTTCATCGCCGCATGAGACGCACGCGGGTTCCCGGAGTTGACCACCCACGTCTTCGTCGCACGCTCACCGACCGTCTGCTTGGCGGCCTCGATCGCAGCGAACCCCGCAAACGTGGTGCCGACCGTCAGCGCGGACTGCTCCGCCCGAGACTCCGCCGCAACATCGAGCACGTGATCCACCGCCGCGAGCGGGTCATCCTCGTCGTCATCCTCAAGCGCCGACGTGACCTGACCGAACGTGGTGACGTTCACCTGACCGGCGATCCGGTCCGACACGGCCCGCAGGAACGCGAGCGTCCGCTCCGTGTTGTACGCCGACGGCTCGAACCCGATCTCCTCCACCGTCTTCTCGCCCACGTAGGACGACACCAGAGTGGCGAGCCGATAGATGTCATCCGAGAGCTCAGCGTTCCACCGGTCGGCGTCCCACCAGTCATCGTCACCGGCACCGATGCGCGACTTCACGACACGGCCCTGCCGGTCGAAGAAGTCCGCTAGCGCCTTCCGGATCCGCTGGTCGTAGGTGTCCGGCACCGCAGCCTTCACACGCGCTGGCACGACAGCCTTGCTACGCGACGCAGCGCCACGCACATTCTGCGAACCAGCGTCGCGCGGCGACGCCTGGCCCCCGATAAGGACGTTCAGTGGCACTACCAGATCGTCAGCGCCTTCGTGCTCGGGGAGATTCATACGCGCACGCCCCTCGGCGCGGCTCATCCACGGGGCTCCGATCGCAGTCGTCAGCATCTGCGCCTGCTCCTCGAACGACCCGCGGAGCTTGGATTCGACGTTGGCCTCGATGTACAGGTTTCGAGCGCCTGCCAGTCGCGGCGTGAGTTGCGCGTTCAGCGTCTGCTCGATTGCTGAGATGTACGGCCCCAGGCTGTCCCGGTACAGCATCTGCCGGAACTCGCGCACGTTCGAGTAGTTCCCCTGCTGTGCACCCACGAGCTCGGGCGCGATATGGAACGCAGCAGCGACCTCGATCGCTGTCAGCCGACGCCCCTCAAGGTCCATCGTCTCCTGCGGCTTGAACGCATCGAACTTCTCCAGCCGCATCCCATCCTCAAGC